GACATTCCTCAACGTCGCAGCCTGGGTGATGGTAGTGACCCTTCTTCGCTCCACAATCATGGCAGCGCGGGTTGCCCTCTGCGAACGCTGCTCTCTCCTGCTCCTCACCGTATGGGATCGGATTCGCCATACTGCCATCCTTCATCGGGATCTCAAACTTGCGACAACCATTCGACTCGTACATTCCCCGCTTGCAGTCGTTGCACAGCGCACCGATCTCATTGGATTGCCACTTCTTGATCTGCTCCACTGAGATCCTCCAACCCTCCTTCGGCAACCCTACAATGAACTTATCCTTGAACTGCTGGTGGAAGTGAACCGCCGACGATGGAACCTCAAGCGCACGGCCTGTCCGTGCATACGCCTCGACTTCCTTGGGCTTCTCATCAAAGAAGTCGGTCAGGATAGCCAGAGCCAGATCCGCAGGACCGCTGCCACCGTAGCCCCACTCAAACCCGTCCGGTGAGTGGTACGAAACATGGGGCAACGGCTTGAACCATGAACTATGCTCCTCCTTCACATGAACAAAAATAGAGTTGTCTCGCCTTCGACCTTGGTAGAATTTTCCTTTCATTTTCCCTCCAGTAGTGGTTGTTTGGCTTGCTTCTTGGACTTCTTGACCTTGCCTTGTTTCTTCACCGCAGCTTCGACCATCTTTCGGTCGATACCGTAGATATTGCACGCATCAGTGTAGGTGGAACTCAGGTTCCCTTCCCAATCCCGATCACCGCTCCGCTGCACCAGCATTTCGGCAATCACACTTCGTCGCTCGGCCCCACTAGCTTTCTCCAGGTGTCGGATCACAGCCTTCTGGTAATCAACCCCGCCCCACTTGCGTTCGCACTTGGTAATGTCAATCTCTCGTCGCTTGACGATCACCGCAGTTTGGTCGTGGTTGAATATGCCATCAATAATGGCCTTAGCGAGAAAGAGCCAGTAGTCGTCGGTGGCAACCAGCTTCTTGGCCTTCTCAGCGACCAGGACCAGGACTTCCTTGAAAGCCTTGGTCTGAATAGCCTTCTTGTCCCTGTCTTTCTTACCTGCGGCCTTCTCCTTCTCCTTGTCTACCTTGGCATCCCGCGCCCACTTGAATTTCTTATCAATGATCGCGTCAGCCTCCGATCTTTTCACGGTAGGGACCAAGCCACCNGGGGTTTCAATGAGTGTGATCTCAGGAGTTTTCTTGCCGAGCAGTTCCGCGTAGGTCCGGGACTTGCCATCCTCCCAATTCCGTGTCGAGAGGGGGACCAGGGTGCTGTTGCGCTTCACTTCGTTGTACTGTATGTGCTTCTTTGCGTCTGCCCCGGAGATAACTTCCTTGCCCTGGGCCTTGGCTTTCTGCACCAGGACCAGCTTTTGGGCTTCCTCTTTGGCCCGGAAGCACTCCGGGTCTGTGCATACGTCTGCACTCGTATTGGGGTAGAGATCCTTCTGATTCCCGGTTCGCTTGGGACAGGTGGTGCAGGGTCCAGCCTTGGGCAGCAGCTTCTCATCCTTCGTGGAGAACAGAGATCCCTTGAGTCGGATCATGAAGTCTCTTTCGATGAGATCCTTGGCTTCTCGGAAGCTCATTGTTTCGTCGCCCCACTGTCCCTCTGCGATCTCCTCGATGGCTTTCTCCTGGTTGACAACACCAGGGATACGGGCAACCAGCAGGGCTATGGAGTTAGAGATTACTTCCTCCTCCATTGCCTTCAGGCCCATCTCGCACAAGTTCGCCAACTTCAGCCGACCATAGATGTAGGCTTTGCTCTTGCCGATCTTCTCGGCCAGCCCTTCGGCGGTGTACTTGAGCTTGTCGATCATGTACTGATACCCCCTGGCCTCCTCAATCGCCTTGAGATCCTCGCGCATGAGGTTCTCGATGAACTGAAGCTCAACGGCCTCTTTGTCGGTCAGNTCNCGGCTGATCGTCGGGATGGTCTTGNTCTTGGCTTNCTTGCTGGCNCGGAATCGACGCTCCCCGACGACCAGCTCAAACTTCTTGCCGTTGGGTCGGACCAAGATCGGTTGCAGCACTCCGTGAGCCTTGATGCTCTCGGCCAGCTCCGTGAGCTGCTCCGGGTCGAAGTGTTTGCGTGGATTCGTCTTGGAGAGTGTGACGCTCTCCAACGGTAGGTTGATTACGTTGTTCATTCCCTATCCTTTCTTCTCTATCGCTAACATTCCCTGGTGAACCACTCACCATTAAAAGTATTTAATCACATACCCCCTGTCAAACGGCGGTAGACAACTGTTTTTGATACTCCCAACTTCTTGGAAATCTCCCTCCAGGACTTGCCCTCTTTCCGCAGCAGGATAGCTTCGTTCACATCGAATAAAGTCTCCCGCCGGCCAAGTGTTCCTCCCTTCCTTTTGTAGTTCTCAAGCCCTGCCTTCACTCGCTCACAGATCAACTCTCGCTCAAACTCAGCCATGACAGCAATCATGCTGAACAGGGCTTTCCCGGCTGGTGTCGATGTGTCCACGGCCTCCTGGTGGGACACGAAGTCAATGCCCAGGTGGTCGAACTCAGCCAGGGCTGTAATCAGGTGCTTGAGGCTCCGGGCGAACCGATCAAACTTCCAGACCATCACCACATCAAACTTCCTGCGCTTCGCGTCTGCCATCAGCTTGTTCAGTTCGGCCCGAGACTCCTTCGACCCACTCACACCCCGGTCAATGTACTCGGTGACGATCTCCCACTTGTGTCGCTTCGCCAGTTCCCGGAGGTCACTCATCTGCATCCCTTCATCCTGGCGAAGCGTGGAGATCCTGGCGTAAATCGCGGCCCGTTTCATATACCGCAACTCCTTCCACCTATCGCTACCGCTGCTGCAAAGCAGAAGCATAGCCACGCAGCTCTCTTGAATATCCAGAAGCCTGTCATACCGGAACCCTCCTGGTACAACTTGACCTTNCTCTGCCTTTCAACGTCCAGCCAGTACGGTAGAAACACATCGTCCTTCGTGGGCTTCGGCAGTCGCTTCTTCGGCTTCTCATCATCAACATCAGATAAATAAACGGGCATCAATCACTCTCCTTCACACTGGACANGGGGTTGTTATGTGCATCTGACCACAGTCGGAACACGGCTCACACTCGTCGTGCTTATCCCAACAGGCATCACAGAAATAGAGTCCACAGCAATGGCACAGGTTGTCGTCGTCAGTGACGGTTATGGGACCGTTACAGGGTCCAGCACAGTTCTTCATTTCTTCAGGCAGCTCCGGTCTGTCGTCCAGCTTCTCGCCTTTCTCAACGATCCGCTTGGCTCGATCCAGGATGAGGTAATACTCCCTGATCTTCTGCATCACCCCCTTGGGTATCAGCTCACCGTTGGGGCCGATCTCGACGTAGGGATAACCATCCCATGATGCTCCCATGTGGAAAAACGTCTTGCCGTCACAGGCCATGATCGCTGGCCCGTACCCTCCCCCGGTCCCACTGGAGCCAATGAAGGGAATCCCCGCTTCGGCCAGCTCCTCCAGGTCGGTCAGACCCCCGTAGTTGATCTCGTCGATTTGTCCTGTCATCCAGGTTTCCTCATCGTCGATGATCTCGCTAAAGGGATGCTCCTCTGGTGGCTCGTGAACGTATCCCCCTGAAAACTGTTCAGTGATTTTCTCCAGGTCGCTCTTGCGACAACTGACTTGCAACCAACATCTGTCACCCATTGTTCATTCCTCCAGTCCGATGCGGTCGGTATTCAGTGGGCTGCAGCAACCAGCTCCAAACGCAGGAGCCACATCAGCTCCCGGCTGCTGCTCGATGTACTCATAGATCCCACAGGCATACCGCCCTGGTGTGTCTCCGATCAGGTGAGCGCACTGGCTCCTCTCCTCATCCCATTCACCGAATGGACACGGGGCTTGCTTGCAGCAGTAACCTGATCGCACACATCGTTTCGTTTTCATAGAGCCATTACGCCCACCCTCCAAGGTGAGCGTATCGCCCTAGAAGAACTCTCTTTCTTCCTCTGCTTCAGCCTTCGCGTCTGCTGTCGCTTCGTCCTGTAACATCTGCTGCTCGGAGTCCTCAACCTCTGCGCGTTCTTCCCTGGTGGGACCGTTCAACGCCTGTTCTGCTGGCGATGGTGTGTCCCCGTTGGTCCGTTCCAACCGAAACATCTTCATGGCATCCAGGCCCGTTCCACGCATGAAGGTGCTGATCGTTCCATTGGCTTTCAGTCGGGCCAGTGTCGCCCGGATCGCGCCCTTGCGGTCCCGGCCTTTGTAGGGCCATCCAGCTTTTTCCAGGTCCGTATCAAGCTCCTCTAGCGTCAACGGTGATGGGCTGCGCTTCAAGGTGTCAATGACAGCCTGGGAAGTATTGGCTCGGCTCCCTTTCCCCCGGCCCGGACCAATGCTGGTCGGCTTCGACGGTAGTGCCTCCAATCGGCTCGTCGTCGTCGTGACCTCTGGATGCTTCTTTCGGTAAGCAGCTCGCGCCTTTGCGTTGCGCTTCTTCTTGTCAGAGGTCGTCGGATGCTTCCTTCCCTTCCTCCTGGGCTTCCTTGGCTCAACGGCAACGCCGAGCAGGACCACAGGGGCCAACTGGTCAATGAAGGCCACCGCTTCTTCGGCGGTGTCACACACCACTGGAAAATCTTTGTAAGTGACTGTGAACATATTCCCTATCCTTTCTTTCCTGTTACTGACTAATCACCTTGACTAGCCACAACGCCCACCCTCCAAGGTGAGCGTGGTTGCTATTCAACTCCTGGCAGACTCGGCGGGGCTGCTGTTGGATAATTATCGGCTAACTCCTGGAGCGCGTCCTCTGGCTCCTGGTCCTCCTCTGCTTCCTGCTGCTGCTGCTCATGCTGCCGTTTCGCTTCCTCTAACGCTGCCGCTTCTTCTGCCTCTCGCGCTGCCTTCTCATCCGCTTCGATCTGCTCCTCACTCTTGAATCGGAAGTCGTCAGCATCCTCACCGTGCATCGGCATGATTAAGGCTCTCAGTCTCTGTCCTGTCTCGTTCTTCGCATGAACCGATATCGGACTGTTGCCCTTCTTGAGATCGTTCTCATAGACCTCAAACAGCAAACAGGACTCCTGCCTCTTGGTCCCCTTGAAGTCTCGTATCACTTTCAGCAATTCATTCAGGAGATATGCGTCCAGGAAGAACGCTGCCAGGGGTTCCTGTTTGGGCCTCACAGCATCCAGGTCCGGGAAGTTACCGTTGGGACCGTGCGCCCTGAAGATCCTGCTGCTGTCCAGATCCGTCACCGCAATAACTGAATCGTCACCGTCTGCACCCACCATAGCGTTCTGCAAAACGGGCAAATGCCCGTTCTTCGGTAGTGCCTTGAAGATCCCATCGGCTGTCTCTTTCGAGATCCGAATCTCCTCAACATCGTCGTCCACAGGACTGATTGCTTTCATGCCTGCTACCTCTGATGGGAACATGGTTGGATCGTCACCGTTGGTCTGGACCTCCACGGCTATCCATCCATTCGTGGCCTGGGCAACGCGCTTGGTGATCTTCATTTGATCCAGGTGGTAGTGGCCCTC